CCCGGGACCTTTGGTCATTCCACTGAACAGTGATGGCGGCACAACTGGTTGGAGTTCAACGTCCGCATCAATCCCATACAGTGCCACAGTTATTGCCACATATCCTGTGGGCAGTACAATCACTTTCCAAGATGGGTCTACATCAACTATTGCAATATGGGATGACTATGGTCCTACTTACATTGACATTTTTTGGGTTGGAAATAAAACTGGCACAATATTCCCAATCACATTAACAACCTAGTTTACAAAATTTCACTACAAAATAGGACTTTGACTAGTCCTATTTTTTTGACTAAATATTGTTTAACAACGGATAAACTATGGGATTAACTAAGCCACGTGCCGCGCAAATTTTTGATATAGACTATAAGCAAGCAACTCGTGTGATCACAGTCAGCAATGTTACGCTGGTGGGCGGAGCTCCAAGTCAAGTTGACAGTGTTAACCTAGCAGAAGACGATCGAGTGCTGGTATCAGGACAGAGCACTGCCAGCCAAAATGGCTTGTATTTTGTATCCGCAGTAGGCACAGGTGCTGACGGCACATGGGTTCGCACCAGTGATGGCAACGAAAACGGCGAAATACAAGCCGGCATGATTGTGATGGTAACTGAAGGTACTGTGTACCACGATACCCAGTGGAAACTGACCACCAATGATCCAATTGTGATTGGCACTACTGCATTGACTTTTGTGATCAACATACTGAGTCAAATTGGCGGCAGCAACACACAAATACAGTACAACAATGCCGGTACCATGGGCGGCTCACCTGATCTGACATGGAATGGGTCTACTCTTTACGCAAATGGTGCTGTCAGTGCCACAGGCAATATTACTGGTAGTTACATCCTAGGCAATGGTAGTCAACTAACAGGTTTACCAGCAACATATGGTAATAGTAATGTAGCAACATTTATGGCTGCGTTTGGTAGCAATACCATCAGCACCACCGGATCAATTACTTCAGGCAATGTAACAGGTGGTAATGTCTTAACCGGCGGCATAGTCAGTGCTACCGGTAATATCACTGGCGGCAACATAACTATTCCTGGTACAGCCAACATATCCACTTTTATAGGCAATGTTTTCTTTGGCTCTGTGCCAGCACAGCCAACGTGGTATACTATTGCTCCATTAAATCTTAACAACAGTTTGGTAGCGGCAACAAAAGTTCAGTTAAATTTAATTAACACAGGTGGCGGAGCAAACGCTGGATCAGCAATTGATTTCTACACTTATCAAATCTCAATTGCCGCTGCCAACGCAGAAGCCAGAATAGCTGCAATTGATGATGGTAATTATTCAGCCTGGATCAGTCTGCAAACAAAAACTCCTGGCAGCACCGGCACCAATGGCCTGGTTGAACGAGTAAAAATTGATTCAACTGGTGCATCAGTGGTTGGTAATGTAACAGGTGGCAATCTTCGAACTGCTGGATTAATTTCAGCAACCGGTGCTATTACTGGTGCCGCAATTACTGGTAGCAGTTTGACTGTGTCAACAGGCAACATCACTGTTGGTAATATTGTCAACGCCAACGGCAACGGTGTAGGTAATATTGGATCAGCAACAACATACTTCAACACTGTTTTTGCCAAGGCCACCTCGGCACAGTATGCTGACTTGGCAGAAAACTATGAAGCTGATGCCGACTATGCTCCTGGCACAGTAGTTGTATTTGGCGGCACCAAAGAAATAACCATCAGCAACAAAAATCACGACACCGCAGTGGCAGGAATCGTATCAACTAACCCAAGTTATTTAATGAATGCTGGACAAACAGGAGAATGGGTGCTACCAGTGGCATTGACTGGTCGTGTTCCTTGCCTGGTTCAAGGTCCTGTAAGTAAAGGCACTGTGTTGGTAACAGGAGACTCTCCTGGAACAGCCATGGCCATAAAAACATCTAACTTTGTGCCAGGGTGTGTGGTTGGAAAATCATTGGAAAACATCAAATCTAATGAAGTTGTAACTATCGAAGTTGCAGTGGGACGATTATGATCAAAGCTCAATATAGAACAGACTACGAAGGCGAGTTTGTAATCACCGAAAGTAAATGGTCCGGCGGTAAAAAAACACAAAACAGAGAATGGGTAGCCAATCCAATTGATAATCAGCACATCAGTGGTCGTGCTGCCTGTATTGGCAGCAATGTACACCGAGATCTATTTGACTACACCAGACTACAGCGCCACAAAGGTGGCCTACTCAGTTCAAAAAAATTACAGACATACGGCACAGGCACAATTGCCAAGGAAATGCGATTGAACTTTGCAGTTGATATTGACAAGAATATTCTTAACGAACTTGTTGAATCTGGATATGTTACTGATAACATTGTGTATGCCAGCACACGAACTTGTTTGATGCATCCGGGCGATTTTTATCTAATACCTTACAACACACTCATGGCCTTGGAAGCTCTGGTGTTATGGATGGCAGCATTTGACGGCCACAAAGAAATTTATGCACTAGGGTACAGCAATGACACAGTTGGCACTGTAAGTGAATGGTCAGCACATGTAAACGGAGTGTTGACAGCATATCCGTCAACTAAGTTTATATTCATTGGTGAAGAGTCTAATGTGCCCAAAACATGGCGCATGAACGCCAATGTCGCTTGCATGGACGTTCGTCCATTTATAAGTCACTGCGATATCTGAACACTGTGTTCCACAGTGGCCATTTTGTCACGCACAGCATCAAAGTTCACAGTTGACCATAGTCCAGGGTGCATGGGTCTTGGCCATGTTCCGGATGCAATCCAGGCCCATCCAATGTGTTCATCATTCAGTACCGGCACAAACTCTCGAGCCACACTGCAAAAAAATGTGTGATAAGCAAATCCACCATCAGCACTGGTGAACTTTTCTATAGGAACTAATCGCAGGTACTCTGGCATGTGGCCCAGTTCTTCTGTACACTCGCGTGTCATTGCGTCGATCAGTGTTTCTCCTGACTCAAACTTGCCGCCTGGCAATCCCCAAGAGTCTGGATGGCGTGAGTCGTTGCGCAACAGATATAGATATCGTTGTGTGCTCACACTGTAGAACCAAACGCCCACGGCCGTTACAGTACTATTCTCCATTGTCCTCCGGGATATAGTCCTTGGTAGCTCTTGACCCATGTTGTGCCTGTCCATTTGTATTGAATTCCAGTTGTTATGTTAGTTACGTATTGTAGGTTGTCAGGACTGGAATTATTTTCAAACACCACCTGCCAACGTTGATCAAAGTATTCAATAATGTCGTTTCGTCGGGCAATCAGCGGTTGTCCTGTCACACCCTGCCAGGCCACAGCGTAGCCATTGTCGCTGCCGGTATCTTCGGTTAACAAATACCGATGACCATCTGCAGGTGCAGGCAATCCTTCGTTTGGTCCACTGCGCAATGGATCAATCACTGAACGCACAGGTGACAAGGTATTTTGCGGCACAGTGTCTTCATCTATAGTATACAGCATAAACCGGTCATCAGTGGGATCATAAGCAATGGTTCCGGCAACTTCAGTACCATCAGGTTGTTCTAAAAAGATCTGACTGATGCCCGGACGCAGTACTCCGTAAGCACCAACCAATGCTGTCCATAACAAGTTGCTGGGTGGGCTATCTGCTGGCGTCAAACTGGCATTGGGTTCGTCAATCACAGCACTGGGTCGTAATGCTTGTAATTTATTGCCGATCAACAAGGTTTGATAATCCCATGGTGTAATTACCATGCGTGTGCCCAGCAACAGGTCGTTGTCCAACACTGCGTTTGAAGCATCGCCTTTGGCGTCATATATGTTGGCAATGATACGTTCGACCACGCCCAGTTTCTTGACCTTGGCCGGGCTACTGATCCAAATTGGCAGAGTGAATGTCATTGTACAAACATCGATGGGATCTTCTGAGCCCATTGGAACTGACCGGCTGGTCCACTGTGTTGATTCTAACTCCACAATGCTCAAACTGGTCCAGTCAAGATAGTTGTCTGTGCTTTGAATTTCCAATGCAGGATTAAACAACACCACAATCTGTTCCAACAACTGCATCTTTTGATTGGTGTTGCTGGTCCATAAGTCCAGTTTAAGTGTTAGTTTATACGGTACCGGCATCAAGCGTTCAATGGTAAACGCATTGCCCTGTGTGGTTTCGTAAGTGTCAGTTACATCATCGTAGGTGCGTTGACGCACAGCAATGTTACTCACATAGTATGGCTCTTGCATTCTGGGACGATCGTAGTCAAATCCAGAAA